CTTCAGTGTCGGTGGGTGGGCGGGTACCAGCCGCCGCAGCGCGGGCAGTAGTCGAGCGGCGGCTGCTCGAACTGCAGTGGAACAGGGTGCTGGGTCATGGGTGATTCACCTCCTCGCGAGGTGCGTGGATGATGCACATAACCCCGATCGGGTCGAACACCGCTCTCGCACCCTTGCGCCTGTGAGCTGCATCGATGTCAGATTCGGGGGCCGCCGCTTGCGGTGGGGGAGTAGCCGACGAATCGGACATACGCCGTACGGCCCTCCACAGCGCCACGGTCCCGGCGACCCACACCGTGAGCACTCCGGCCGTGGGTGAGAGTGCGAACACCACGGCGACGACGACGGTCGCCAGGACGACTAGCACGCACCAACCGGCCGTCCGGCTCGGCTCCTCCGGCTCCTCAACGGTCTTCTTCTTCGTGCTCATCAGAACGCCGCGTAGACGTGCTCGCCGAGCCAGTTCGTGGACTGCGCGAGGGGCACCGCGGCGAATCCGGCGACACCTGCCGAGGTACCGAGAGTGATTCCGCACCAGGCGCCGCGCACGATGTCGCCGCTGTGCTGCGATTTCTTCACGGCCGCCAGGAACGCGACGGTCAGGATCAGTACCAGGCAGGTGCCGGGGCCGGACAGCGGCAGGTATACCTCGCGGGCGGCGAGCTGGCCCCGCTGCTCGCCGACACCCCACAGCAGGGCTACATCCCCTAGCCAGTTGGACAGGCCCAGGCCGGCGCTGGAGGCGGTGCCGATGAGTCCGGCGATGCCGAGGGTGGTGAGGCAGCCATACGACCAGGAGAGCAGGAACGGAAGGAGCTCTGCGGCACGCCTGACGGGGTCCTTCATGAGGGCTTTGCGGCCGGGCCACCAGGTGATGAATTGGTAGATGAGCAGGCAGAGGCCGATGGTGACGCCGCCGTAGGTGACGTAGTTCAAGGGTCCTCCTCAGCGGTAGAGGGTGGTGCCGAGTGCGGTGATGGTGAGGATCAGGGCGGTGGTACGCACTACGGGCAGCACGACGGGGTGGGGTTCGCGGCGGGAGCAGGCCATGAGGCCGAGCGCGGCGAGCATCGTCATGAATGCCCAGGCGACGGCGATCACCGGGTCTCCTGCGGGTTGATGGGGTCGCTGGTGCCGGTGGGCCCGTAGAGGCGGTGCCACCAGTCGGGCGGGGGCGGTACGGGCAGCCACGGCTCGGCGCGGGTGTAGCCGGACGGGAGATCGTGCGGGACCGGCGGGAGGGCAGCGCCTGCCACTGGCTGCGGGCCGGTCACTGGGTGCCGCCTGCGTCGGCAATGGCGCACAACTGCCCGGCGAGGAACCGCAGCTGCTGCTGCGCGATCGGGTCGTCGGCTGCGCCGAGCTGCTCCGCTACCTGCGCACTGCGCGCGATGAGTGCGCACACGGTGCTGAGGGTGTCGCGCGCATGGCGATCGCCATGGCGGGTCTTGCCGGGGTCGACGGTGCGCAGGGCTTCCATCGCCATGGCGACGCCTGGGTGTGCGCCGGGGAGCGCCAGGGGTGGCGACGGGTGCGTATCGCCACTGTCGCCATGGCTGTCGCCATGGCTGTCGCCATGGCTGTCGCCATGCGCGCCATTGTCCGGTGCGCCAGGGTCGCCATGGCGATCGTCAGTGGCGAGGTCTCTGCGCACGGTGTCTCGGGAGACGCCGAGTTGTGTGGCGATGGCGCTCTTGCTCTTGCCCTGGGTCGCCAGGTGGCGGGCGTTCTTGCGGCGGGTGGCGATTTCGGTGGGGGTGCTCATCGATGGCGGGCCTTCCATGCGAGGGCGTTGGCGGCGCCGCAGATGATCGCGGCGGTGGGCTGGATCTGGTTCCGTCCGGGTTCGCCGAGGCTGGGGTGCCGGCTCACTGGATGTCTCCCGCTTTGGGGCCGCCTAGGTTGCCGTCGTCGCGGGTGCTCTGCGCTTGGCGGCGGTCTTCGGCTGCGGCGTAGTCGGTGGCGGCCTGCGCGAGGAATCGCGCTACGCGGTCGGCTTCCTCCTGGGCCTCGAGGATTTCGGCGGTGAGCGGTGCGGGGTCTGGGCTGGGGACATGGCGATCAGTAGGCTCACGCATGGTCATCTCCTGTTGCGTCAGGCGGATGGCTGGCCCCGGCCAGAGTTCGAGCTCTGGCCGGGGCCGTCTGTTGGTGCAGGCTCCACACTAAGAGACCTGCTTTACAGTGTCAACAATGTTAGGGCAGGATGATGCCTATGCCGGAGCGGGGCGATCCGCAGCAGCAGGGAGGAGCGCGGGAGCTGATGAATATGACGCAGCTGGCCACCGCGCTTGGAGTCACCCGCCAGTGGCTGCACGCGTTACGGGTCAAGGATCCAAATTTCCCGTCGCCGGAACGGCCGCCGGGTAGCACTCGCGACGTGTGGGATGTCGGGGCGGTCCGGGCCTATTACAAGGCGCGAGATCGGAGGCCCGGCGAGCGCACGGATTTGAAGAGGCCGAAACCTCCGGCCACATCCGGATAACGGGCACGCGGCTGGGCCCCGCCGGTGAGTGGCGGGGGCCCAGCCATTCCGGGGTTGAGGCTACGCGGCGGTCTCTGACCGATCCCGCCATACCCGTCCGCAGTCCCGGCACCGGACAGCTGCCGGCCGGCCGTCTCCGCCCTCCATGAGTAGGTGTCCGCGGCAGTGCGGGCAGGGTTCGGCGAGGGGTTCCTCGCTGCGGTCTAGGTCGAGGGCCCGGTCCAGGCGGGCCGCGGCCCCGCGGGCGATGTTGCCCACCCGCAGGACATGGGCTGCGGGCAGCCATTCCAGTGCGCCGGTGAGCCACACGCAGGCCCACGGGACGCCGTGCCGCCAGCTGGCGTTGTAACGCCAGCGTTCGTCCGGGGGGAGGTCAGCGGGTTGGTGGATGGCGGACTGGTCGGCGGTAGCGAGGAGCGCGGTCTCGATGGCGCGGGCTGTATCGATGATGTCCAGCCGCAGGGGTGCTGGGTGTTCGCCGGCGCCGGTTCCGTCCCGCGCTGCGCGGCCGGTCGCCAGCTCGCCGGCAGTGGCTTCGATGGCGGCGAGGTAGGTGGTCATGCGCCCGGCGGGGGGCCATGGGGTGTGGTGGCGGGTGTCGAGCATGTCGCGGAGGTGGGGCCAGGTCTGTCGGATGTGGGCGAGCTGCAGTTGGGCGGTGGCGTTCACGGCGTCTCCCGGGTGTTGGTGGGGCTACGGTGGTGATCGCCTGGGGGCGCGCCCGGATCTGACCGGACGGTGGGCGCGCCCCTACCGCATGCTCAGGCGTCGGGCGGGCCGTCGAGGGCTTCGCGGATGGCGTCGGAGTAGTGCAGGGCCATGCCGCGCCATGAGCACCAGGTGCGCATGTCGTCGGCGAGGGCCCTCACCCGGGCGAGCGCGGCCTCGGTGTGCTCGATGCGCCCGTTGTGATGTGCGAGCCATTCGATCAGGCGGGGTGCGACGTCGGGGCCGATCTCGTCCCGGTCGAAGTAGCCGTCGTCGGTGAGGGCGTCGCGGGCGAGTTGTAGCCGTGCCTCGGCGTTCTCGGCACGCTGGCGGTAGCGGGCGGCATCGGTGCGGAGCTGCTGCAGTTCGGCCGCCTCGGCGCGGAGTTGCTGCATGGCGGTATCCCGGACGGCAGCCCGGTACCGGCGGGCCTTCGCCACCGTTGCTTCGTCCCAGCCGTGCCGCTCAGCCATCTCCCGCATGGCTGCACCGTCGTTGCACAGTTCGTCGTGCTCGTGGGCGTCTTCGCAGTCCCAGCCGACGAAGACTGCGTACAGCCAGGCGTCGGGCGCGTACTGGCTCCAGTCGCGGCTGCTGGTGGCGAGGAGGCGTGCCACGCCTTCGAACATGGTGGTCATCTCGGCGGTGTGCTGCGTATCTCCGGCCGGGGCGTCTGGCTGCCCGGTGTCCAGGTCGATGTCTTCGGCGGTGGCGAGCATCTGCAGGTGCTCGGTGACGACGCGGCGTACCCGCTGGTGCTGGGCCTCGCGGCTGGGCTGAGCGGGTCCGGGGATGTCGATGGCGTCCCAGAGCGCGTCGTCGAGCTGGACGGGCAGCCCGGCATCCGAGGCGGGCTGGTGCCGGATTGCTTCGGGGTAGATCCACCAGCGGGTGCCGTAGTGGTCGGCGTGGCTGCCGTGGTGGCCGGGGCGTAGGACGCATTCGGTGCGCGGGAGGAGGCCCGTCGGTTTGGGGTCGCCGCAGTGCTCGGCGGGCTGCCCGTCGTCCGGGCTGTCCGGCGGGGCGTGTGGCGGCGTGCGGCTGTCCTGCGGGGCCTGCTCGGCGAGGATGGCGTGGGCGAGGTCGACGGCCGCCTCCGTGGTGGAGTCCTGGACGAGGCCGCCTTCCTGATCGACGCAGTCGGCCACCTCGGTCAGCAGGTAGGCGAGTGGCTGGGTGAGGCGTGGCGCGATGAGGATGCGGGCGCCGGTCAGGGTGAGCCGGCCAGCTGCGGCGCGGAGGTCGGTGGCGGGGTTGAGGTCGGTCATGGGGTGGTCTCCTGGGCGATGATTTGGCGGGCGATCGTGAGGGCGTGTGGGTCGGGGCCGATCATCTCGGCGTCTTCGGCCGCGGCGTCCAGCCACTCGGCGTCTTCGGCCGCGGCGTCCAGCCAGTCGGCGAGGGCGCGCCCGACGCCCGGGTGCATGGTCGCGATGTACGGGGCGATCGTGAAGACCGGGATCGACGGGTCCTCGTGGGTGTCGGCGACGCAGTAGGGCACGCCCTTGTTGCTGATCGATTGCGGGTAGCCGCTCGGCGGGGTGCCGACATACCAGGGGCCCCTGTTGTCGCCGAGGAAGGTGACGAGGCTGCGCAGCTTCTCTGCTGCGGCGCGTAGCAGGGCGGCGGGGTCATCGGTCACGGGTCAACGCTCCATCAGGTGCCACACCAGCCGGCCGCCAGGGGCCAGCGCTGTGCCGACGTGCTTGACCCGTCCACTCGGGAGAGGCTCGCCGGTGCCGAAAACACAGAAGGTCCTGGCGATGGCTGGTCCGCCGGAGCTGAGCGCCCAGAGCTCGACGGTGTCCCGGCTGCGGCTGGCGACATGGAGCACGGCTCCGGAGAGCTGGTGCTCGTGCCAGGCATCATCCACGGGGATTTCGTATCGGTAGATCACGGCCATAGGTCACTTCTCCGTGGTAGGTGCGGTGTCGGTCATCGGTCGGTCTCCAGTGCGTATCCGGTGCGGCGGGGCTGGCCGGTGGCTGTGGTCGGTGCGGTGTGGAGGCTGGTCACGTAGATCTGGCGCGGTCGTTTACCGGTGACGGCGTCGACGACGTGGGCGCGGGTGCTGCCTGGCTGGTACGACACGATGCGGATGCGGATGCGGTCGCGGGGGTTGCAGGCGCGGTACACCTGTCCGGGGCTGATCGGGTCGGTCACTGCTGTTCCTTGGCGGTTTGGCGGGCGGTGCCGCGGATCCCGGCGATGAGTTCTTCGACGCGGTCGAGGGGGATGTCGGGGCGGTGGACGCGGACGCTGATCGCGGGCTGTCCGAAGCGGCGGGTGGTGCCGGTGCTCAGCTCGTCGCCGTCGGGGTCGGTGTACCGGAAGATCATCGGTCGGCCTTTCGCAGGGGGCCGCGTATACGGGGCGGGTCGGGCTCGGGGATGCGAATGTCGCTGGCGGATATCAGCCGTCGGGCGAGTGCCACGGCGACGGCGTGGGTGCGGTCGCGGGCGCCGAGCCGCTGGCAGATGATCCGGGTCTGGGTGCCGATGTTGTCGATGGTGCAGCCGAGCTGGTCGGCGACCTGCTGGGTGGTGAAGCCATTGGCGTAGAGGCGGAGGATGGTGAGGCGCTTGTCGGTGAGCAGCGGGCGATGCCGGTCGGGGGCGCGCTGCAGGCGGTCGGCTGGCTCTTGGTTCATTGCCGTGCCTCCTTGGTGGGCGGCTGGGCGTGGTCGACGGCACCGAGGTGTTCCTGGCACAGGCATCCGTCGACTGGAGACCATGACGGGCAGACGCTGGTGATTCCGGCATTGTGGGTGCAGGGCTCGTTCCAGCAGGGCGCGTCGCAGCCGCACGCGTTGTTGTTGTGCCAGCGGGGTACGGGCTGGCGGCAGAGCTGGCAGACGAGGTATGGGTTGGCGAGGTCGGTGTAGACGTGGGTCCGGGTGTACGTCATCGGTCGGCCTTTCGGTTGCGGATGCGGCGGGCGAGTGCGACCGCGGAGATGATGAGGGTGCTGGCCGAGTAGGCCGCGTAGACGGCGAGGCCGCTCACCGCGTAGGCGGCGGGGATGAGGAGTGCGAGCCATCGTGCGTTCAAGGGTGCCTCGTCTCGGTGCCTGTGTGGCCGTGTGGCGCCCTGCGGGGGCCGGTTGGCACGGGCGTCCGGGTCAGTGTCCCGCGGGCCGTCTGGCGGCCGTGTGCGGCTTCGCGGCGGATGAGGGCGGGCGCGGGCAGGAGATGCCAGCCGCACATCGCCACGGCGACGCCCAGCGCCAACATCACGTACCCGGCGAACGCGATCACCGTCCGTCACCCGTTGCACCGGTGGGCGGTTGGTCCGGGCTGGTCTCGCTGTCCTCGGGCAGCGGGTAGCCGGCCTGCGCCAGGCACCATGCGAGGTCCCCGGCGTTCACATAGCCGACACGGTGCGCCGAGGCCAACCATCTGGCGACGACGCGCAGCACGGCGGCGGCGGCCTGGTCGCGCTGTTCCTCGGCCTGCTCGGCGCGGGCGCGTTGTCCCTCGCCCCACACCAGGAACGCCCGGGCTGCGTCCACGATTTCGGCGTGCTGCTTGTCGAGGAACTCGTCCGTCTGCCTGTCGGTGGCGGCGTTGTGCTCGAGCTGGTCGATCCGGTCGTACAGCTGGTCGAGTTGATCGCTGGTGAGGGCATCGAGCGGGATGCGGCTGGTCATCGCTGGGTCTCCTGGGTGTTGTTGACGGCGGCGCGCATGATCTCGATGCCGTCCGGGTGGGCATAGACAGCGGCGCGGATGGCGGCGTTCCAGGACTGCAGGCCGTCGTGGTGGCGCTGTAGCCGCGCGAGTTCAGCGCGTGCGGCGGCGAGTTGCTCCTCAACGGTCTTGCAGGAGCATTCGTCGATGTCGGGGTCGTTCACGCGGGCCATGCAGCCGGGGATGAGCCAGCGGCCTCCTTGGCCGTCTTCGTACCAGTGGCAGGGCAGCGGGCCGGAGTGCTGCGAGTAGGGCGGGAGGCCCTGCTCGGCGCGGATGCGGTCGGCCTTCTCGTCCAGGGTTTCGGTGTCGTACGCGTGGTCGTGGGGTTGGCCTGGGCGGGGGCTCATGGGGTGTCCTCTCCGGGGGCGGGTTCGAGGTTGAGTGCGAGTTGTCCGGTGGTCGGCGGGCCGGGTGCGCGGGTGGGGCTGTGTCCGGATGCGGGCGGTGGCCGCATGGCGCGGCGGCAGCGGGGTCCGTAGCCGTCGGGGGTGGGTTGATGGAGGCGGCGTCCGCAGGAGCGGCAGCGGGCCATCAGGCGGCGCCCCAGGCGCCGGGCGGGGGCGGTCCGGTCTGCGCGGCGTAGGCGGCGATGCGGGCGTCGTGGCTGGGGACGGTCAGCTTCCGTCCGCGGGGTGTGGTGCAGCGGGTGCCGGGCGGGGCATGGCACCAGGGGCAGGTGACGGTGTGCGCGGGGTACAGCGGGCGGCCGGTCATGACGCGGCGGTCTCCTCGGCGTGGTCCTGCCCGGTGGTCTTGGGCCGGGTGCGGTGGATGGGGTCGAAGTCGTCGGCGGGTTCGGGCCGGGTGTCGAGGCGGGCTATCGCAGCGGCGGCGGCGGCGCGGCGGTGCTCCAGTTCGCGGGCGGTGTCCTCGCGGGTGGCGGCTGGTTGTCCGGCGGCGGCGCGGCGGGCGTCTTCCAGGCGGGCGAAGTGTGGGTCGGCGAGGCGGCGGCGGCCGTTGCTGGCGGTGCATCCGCGGCCGGGTCGGGCGTGGCAGTGCGGGCAGGCGACGGCCATGACGTTGACGGCGCCGTCGCGGGGTGCGGGGATTTTGCTGCCGATGGCGGCGAGGACCGCGCGGGCCCGGCCGCCGGGCTGCTCGCTGCTGCCGGGCGGCAGTGCGGGCACGGGGCGGGGCTCGGTGTAGCCGGCTGCGATGGCTCGGCGCTCGGCGATGAGTGCGGCCCGGTACGCGTGGTCGCCGGTGTCACCGGCTGGCGGTTCGGCTTCGGTGTGCCGCTCGAGGCGGTCATTGCGGGCTTTGCGGATCTCGGTGATGATCTCGCCGACGGCGACGAAGGCGTGTCCGGCGGTGATGTGGCGGTCGACTGCCGTGCGGGCTTCGTCGAGGCTGTATCCGTTGAGGATGTTGTGCCAAGCGTCGGCGGTGTACTCGTCGAACTTCTGCTGAGGGCACATGGCTCGGACGTAGCGGGTGAGGATGACCGCTTCCTGGTGGATCACTGGTTCTCCTGTGCGTCTCGGGCTGCGGCTCGGGCCATGGCGCGGGCGAACATGTCGTCGTCGGCTTGCTGCTGGCGACTGCGGATGGGGAAGACGTTCTCGGCGCCAGCAGCAGCGGGGAGGTGGTCGTGCGGCTGCTGAGGGACGGCGATGCCGGGCGGAAGCAGCGGCGGCAATTCACTCCATCCGGACATGAAGTACTTGGCTGACTCCACATCGGTGCGACGTGTCACTTTGACGGCGTGGCTGACCATCGCGGGCACGCCGGACTTCTCGACGAGCGCAAGGACCGGGAACCACTGGTTGCCTTTGAAGGGCCAGCGGACGGTTACGCCAGCGGCTGTGAGTCCATCGACGAGCGGGCGCGCGGCGTCGGGGATGCCATACGCGTGATGCTGCGCGGCGGGCGTCTCTGGCTTGCTAGCTAGAGGGGTAGTAGTTGAGGGGTTAAGAGGGGTAGGGGTCCCGGATTCCGGGACACTGACGTCCCAGAATCCCTGACACTGAGACGGTTCAGTGTCAGGAGTTTCGGGACGCTGAGTGTTTTCGTCAGTGTCAGGAGAACTGGGACTCTGAGACGGTTCAGTGTCAGGAATTCCGGGACGCTGAGAGGTCGGGAACTTGGAGATCTTGTACTTGGCAGCGCCGTTCTTCTGACCGGCGGCCAGCTTCGCGAGAGCGCCCTTGGCGACCAGCGTCTTGAGCACGGCGTAGAGCTGCGAGCGGCTCAGCTTGGCGCCGCGCAGCACCTCGGGACGCTCGACGCTATTCCACGTGATGCGGGTGTCGTCGTTGGCATCTTCGGCCAGGACTACGAGGAGGAGCTTCTCCCGGTGCGTCAGGGCCTCGGGTGCGCCGTTGAGCACCTCGACGATCAGGCGGATTCCCACGTGACCTCTTCTCGCTGGTAGCGCTGTGCGGGTAATACGGGTTTGGCGCGATTAGTCAGACAGTTGCTCGAAGTCGAGGCACTCGGCGTCCGGCGGTCGCCATCCGGCGTCGATGAGGCGGGCGATGATCCGCCGGGCTGCCTCCTCAGGGGTGCCGTCGCCGTATCCCGGAAACGCCATCGGGTTCTTGGCTCGCCCTTCTTGGACTGCGATCACCGCGCTTACACCGGCGACGATCCAGCCTTCGGCGATCTCGATTCCGTTCTTGCCGTCCTCGTAGTGCATGCGGGCGAGTTCGCAGACGACGAGCTGCATGCGTGGGTCCTCGGGCTTCATTGCGGTCCTCTTGGTCAAGTGGTGTGGGGCAGGGCTGATCGCCCAGGTCAGGGCGATCTTGACTGCCTCTGCCTGCCTTCGATCTTACCGCATCTGCCAACATGCAGTTTGGCACATGCGGTTTGGCTGTGGGGGTACCATAGGACTTGGCCACATCGATGTGGGACCATTCCGGCATGGAGCCGACGGAGGAAGCCGTGACCCGCCTGCGAGGAGCTGTCAGCCGCTACCAGCGCGCGACGAAGACTGTGGAACGCGTGCGAGGTGAGCTGGGTGAGACCATCGCCGCTGCTCTCATCGCTGGCGTGCGTCCGCGAGATGTCGCCAAGGAGACGGGGTTCACCGCAGAGCACGTCCGCCGGATCGCCCGCGAGCACGGTGTGCCGCGCCTGCGTGAGCCGACGGTCACCAGCAGGAGGAAGGCCGCCGAGGAGCGCGCTACCCGCCCGTGAGCACGATGGTGTGCCGCACCAGCCACCCGGCCAGCACGACACACCACCACCACCACGCGCCCGGGTCACACGTTTCCCTCGCTGGCGCGGAGGTGGGCATCGAGGATGGCGCTGTCGGTGATGCGGGCCAGGTCGGCAGGCTCGTAGGCCGGGCTGTCGGAGCTGTTCAGCTCCTCGCAGAGGTCTGCTTCGGCGGCCTTGAGCTCGCGCCGGAATGCTTTATCGAATCCGCCGGTCACGTCCGGTCCTCCGTCGTGTCGTCCGCGTCCAGTTCGGTGACCGTGTAATCGGCCTCACGCCGCACGTCGTAACCGTCGAGGAACTCGTCCTCCTCACCGGCCTCCTGCGCGTCGCGCCACGCGTCGGCGTCGACGGTGATCTCGTCCTCGCCGAAGATGGTGATCTTCAAGCGGATGTCGGGCATCAGAGGGTGTCCTTCCGGTAGGCGGCCGCCGTATCGGCGGCCTGCTGGGCGAGCGCATGTTCGGCGCACACTTTGTGCGCGGGCTTGCGCTTGGAGTCGCGGAGGTGGGTCAGCTTGGCGCAGTACCGGCAGGGGCGGGCGCGATTGGACCAGTGAGCCGGGTCGTGCCAGTCGAGGAGCACCGCGGCCTCCAGCAGCCGGTGGGGTGGTGGTGTGCGGGGCTGTCCGGTTACTGCTTGGCCTGTTCGCGGCGGCGGCGTCCGGCTTGCAGGTCGGCGTCAGCGCAGGGCAGGCAGATGGGTTCGCCGCGGTTGCGGTGACGTCGGGCGCCGCTCTCGGTGCCGCACTCCGCGGGCTTCTGCGGCTTGATCCAGCCGCGCTGCCTGCGGATCTCATCGCGCTGGGCCTCCGACATGCCGCCCCAGATGCCCTGCTGCGGGTGGGCGATCGCCCACTCCCCGCACACCTGCCTGACGGGACACCGGTCGCACCACCGCTTGGCGGGCCAGACCTGGTTGGCGTGCTCGGGGAACCACAGGCCGGGATCGGCCGCGAGGCGGCACAGCGCGTCGTCACGCCAGTCGTACGCGCGCTGGAGAGTGTCGGGCGCGTAGCTCATCGGCGGGTCACCGCCTCGCGGGCGGGCCACTGGCAGCCAGCCAGCACCTCCAACGGCCACACGCGGATCACGCACCCCGGCACGGTCAGCACGTCGAACGCGTCCGTCCCCGCGTAGTACTTGCCGAGCCGCACGTACTCCACGACTCGCTGATCGTCGTGCCAGACGACGCCGGTGAGAGCGTCCTCCGTAGAGCGGACGATCTTCGACAAGTCGGGGAACACCGCCGGGCGGATGGGCGCCGCATCCCGCAGCAAGTGCGCGTTGCGGCCCGTGCGGTAATGCCCCTTGGGCCGTGCGAACGTGAACGTCATCGCGACCGCGAGGGGTCCGTCGAGGATCGTCCAGCCGGGCACGGCCGCGGTGGCGCCGATAGCGGCGTACTTGACGTCCTGGCGCCACGGCTTGACCTTCGCCGACGACTCGACCATGACTCCGTTGCCCAGATGCTTCTTCGATCCCTGAGGTCCTGGAAGGCCGTGCACCATGATGGTGATGGCGGGCCGGGGCTCCGGTCGCCACCACGGGGACCGGGCCTCGGGCAGGGGCGGGGCGGTCATCGGGTGCCGCCGGGGGTGAGGCCGATGGCGGTGAGGAGGAGGAGCAGGTCTTCCCGGTCGAGGGCCCGGCATGCGCAGGCGATCGAGGCTCGTCGACGTTCCTCCGGCGTGGGCCGCGGCACGGCGGCGATCTCTTTGTTGAGGCGTCCGGACATCAGGTCTCCTTCCAGGGGCGGGTGGCGCCGCAGTCGCGGCAGGTCGCGGCGTGCCCGGCGGGGTCGTGGCGGGTGGTGAGGTGTGCGCAGGCCCCGTCGCATTGCAGCCACAGCGCGCCAGGGTCCGTACCGAAGGCGGCGTGCCGCCGGCCTGGCTTGTAGGCGGTTCGGAGTGCGCCGAACCGGGCCTGCACCGCCCACGTCAGGACGGCGGCAGCGGTGGCCGCGGCGAGCACGGTCAGGAACATCACCCGGGCACCTCGCCCATGTCGCGCCGGTCATCAGCCACGTCGACGCCGAGGCGCAGGAGGCTGGCGTCGTCGTAGCCGAGGGAGGACAGCAGCCGGTCCGTCAGGACGTCATTGAGGCGGTGCTGCCCGGCGAGTTCGTCCCGGTACCTGGCGCATCCGCGGAGCGCGCGCACCAGGCGGGCGTACAGCCGGTTGTAGTCGGCGTCGCCCTGCCCAACCGCGAAACCCAGCGTCTGGGCCAAGTGACGGTTCCGGCCGTGGACACGGGCCAGTGCGGCGTCGGCTTCGGCGAGGCGGCGGACGAGGATGGTCCGGGCCCCGGCTTCCGCCAGGGCATCGGCCAGTGCCCCGTCCCGCGCGTCGACCAGGCGCCGGACCTGATCGTGCAGGGCTTCGGTGTCGCGCCGGTAGCGGCGGCGGCTAACGAACATCAGCAATCTCCTCGAGGGTGGTCATCGGCCACTGCGGCCGGACGGTGTGGGCGAGGTGTTCTTTGCCGGGGGTGCGCGCGAAGTAGGCGGCGCGGCTGGCGGCCTGTTCGGCGGCCCAGCCGGTCTGCTGCTCGTGCAGTCGCGGCAGCGGCGTCGCGGCGAGCGCGGGATCACCGGCGGCGATGCGCCACGCCACACGGCACGCTGCGATCGCGTCCGCGTCCGCACTATGGGCGCCGTCCAGCGGCACCTCGTAGTGGGCGCACAGGGCGGCCAGGTTGCGGGAGCCGCGCCGGTATCGGTCCGTGCGCCGGTCGATAACCATGGGGTCAACGACCAGGAGCTGGTCGGCGCCGATGATGTCGACGAGCGGCTGCACGCCGTGGCGGCGGGCCTCGCGGTCGAGCAGCGTCAGGTCGAATGGGGCGTTCGCGGCGACGATGGGGATACCGTCGCGCTGCACCTGGGCGAGCGCGGCCACGAGGCTCTCGACGACCTCCCGCGCCGGGGCGCCCTCGGCGCGGGCGCGGGCGGTGGTGATGCCGTGGACCGCGGTGGCCTCGGCCGGTATGTCAACGCCCGGGTCGGCAAGCCACGCCGCCGACTGGGTGGGCTGCCCGCCGCCGCACTGCACGACGCAGGCGGTGACGATCCGGTCGGACTCGACGTTGAGGCCGGTGCTCTCGAAATCAAGGCCGCAAAGCCTTTGTTCATTCCAGGGGGCGCTCATCGCTCACCGCCCGCGCCGAGCTGCGGCAGGTCGAGGTGCGCGAGGTGGCCGCCCCGCCACGCTGCTGCGATGGCCTCCCGGCCGCCGTCTACCGGACGGACGGAATGCGAGGTGCTGCGTCCCGCGCGGACTTCCACGCCGGGCACCTGGTGGACTTCGCCGGTCTCCCGGTCGGCCCATTCCGCGACGCCCGCGGCAGTCATCTCGGCGAGGAGCGCGGCGGTGTAGGCGGGGCGGACCTCGGTGACGAGGCGGGACGTGATGTTGGCCTTGGAGTGCTCCCGGACCCACTTCAGGTACAGGTCGTGGTCGGTGACGACGGCGGCGGGTTTGGGTGTGGTGCGGCTGATGGTGGCGACCTTGGTGCCGTCGGGGAGAGTGGCGTCAAGACGGGTCGCGCCGGTGGTCTCCAACGCCTCCTGCATGGATGCGCGGACGGTCTTGAGGCGGTCGCTGATGGTGTCGGCGAGGCTCTTGAGCGCGGCCTCTTCGAGCGCCAGATCGGGCAGGTTCATGCAATGCTCCCTAGTGGGGCCGCCCCTTCATGGGTGTGCGGGGGCGGCCCCGATCAGCGGATGGTCAGGCGGCGGGGACAGCAGCGGGGACAGTGCCGTTGCGGTCGCGGAGCTGTCGTCCGCGTTCGGTCACCAGCTCGCCGAGCGTGGTGGCCTGGCCCGTCACCGGATGCAGCAGCGGCGTGTGCAGCAGACGACGCCGGTCCAGTTCCTGGTGCAGCGCACGGGCCTGCTCGTAGGTCAGGTCCTCGGCCGCGGCCCGGTCGATGTACTCCGTGGGATCGGGTGCCTCGACGCCGCCGCCGAGCCATTCCACGAGCTGATCAGCCAGCTCCTTGCCGGGCCTCTGGATCACGGCACCGGACAGGGCGGAGCAGCGAGACTTGGAGATCACCAGGGTGTTCTCGACATCCATGTCGCCTACAACATCGAACTCGTACTCGATGCCGTCACGCTGCTCCGGCTTCATGCCGACCTTGCGCGGCACCTTCTTCCCGCGCTCGTTCTCCTCGATCACGTATTCGGTCTTCGACCGCATCGTGACGATCACATGCCCGGGGTAGGCCAGCATCGCCTCGATCAGCTGGCGCTCCATCGGCCGGGCTTCCTTCCACCCAGCGAATGAATTGCCGCCGAAGCGCTTCGCGGCGTGGTCGGCCTGCTCCAGCATTCCGCCGGCTCCGGACCAGGCGTGCGACAGGGAGTCGATGACCACGACGGGGTAGCGGGCCTGTGCTGCTGCACCGAGTGCGGCAACGAAGTTGCGGGGATCGAAGTTGTCCAGGTTGAGGGCGTCGAAGGCGAAACCCTCGCCGTCTCGTCCGGCGGCGTACTTGGACGCTGAGCCGTGCTCGGTGTCGATGACGGCGACCCGGTCGCCCATGGCGCAGGCGAGAGTGAGTGCGGTGTAGGTCTTCCCGCTGCCGGACGGTCCGGCGAGCGCGATGCGGGCTTTGGCTTGCTCGCGGGTGGCAGGGGCGAACGTGAAGGCGCTCATGTCTGGGTGTCCTCGGTGTCCGTGGTGAGGTGGTCGCGGAGGCGGGGCAGGGCCTCGCGCATAGCGGGCGTCGGCCGGGTGGGCCAGCCCTCGCGGGTGCCCTCCCCGGACCGGGCGGCCATGCCGACCAGCGCGCCGACCGCGTGGTGGATACCGGCCGCACTGTGGCTGCCCCGCTCCCAGGCTGCGATGTCGAGCAGCAGGTCGATCGCGTCGCTCAGCGTCTCGATGCGCAGGTCGGTGATGAGCTGGTCGGCGGTGTCGATGTCCTCGCCCGCGGCCAGGAGCTGATGGCGCACCGTGTCGCGGGCGGTCATGCCGCCGCCTGCTGTCCCGGCGCGGCAGCGGCCAGTAGTGCTGTGGCCAGTGCGTGAACCTGGTCCCCGTACACGGCCTGTACGCCGCCGCCGATCGTGTCGAGGAGGTGCTGTACGCGCTGGTCCCGGTCGTGGGCCGCGTACGTGTCCGGGCCCCGGCCGCGGGCCGCACGATCGGCGTCGGCGATCTGCAGCAGCTCGTCGCCCATGTCGGCGGGGTCCGCCTCGAAGTCGTGGGCGAGGGCGACGATGAGCCGGCCGATCAGGTGGGACATGTCGAGCTCGGCGCCGGTGGGGATGCGGCGGACGTACACGCGGTACGGCCCGTCGACGGGCATGGTCTGGGTGGTCATGCGGCACCCCCGGCGGCATCGGTCAGGGGCTGGCCGTCGATGTCCACCTCGTGGAGCACCACACAGGAGCGTGCTTTGATCTTGTCGTGGTCGAGGACTACGGCGTCGTCCGTGCTGATCTGGCAGGCCAGGAACCGGGAGTGGGTGGCGTTCTGCCGGTAGCGGTTGGCGTGCCGTGGGGTCTGCGAGAAATGCAGGCCACTACCGCATATGCGGGCTGCTTCCCAGTCCGGGGCGGTCACGGTCTCGCCGACCGGGTATGCCGTCCCGTGATCGGATACGAGCTGCCGATCCACGGCCTTGTAGACCGTGATGGTGCGGCTGGTGATGGTGCGGCCTGTGTAGTCGGCCCATTCCTCGGTGGTGGCGGTGGCCCAGTCTGGGATGCTGATTACGACGCCGCCGGTGATGGTGGCGGTGGGCGCGAATCGGTGAATGGCGACGTATTTGGTCGCCTGGACGGTGGCCGAGCCGTACGCCCGGACGGTGGCCGAGCCGTACGCCTCGACGGTGGCCGAGTCGTACGCCCGGACGGTGGCCGAGCCGTACGCCCGGACGGTGGCCGAGCCGTACGCCTCGACGGTGGCCGAGCCGGACGCCTCGACGGTGGCCGAGCCGTACGCAGCAGGAATGTGGTAATGGCCGTCGCCGACGCACACGGGGATCACATCATCAGCGGCCAGTGCCGCCTCAAGCCCGGCCTGGCTGTGCACATCGCGGTATTCGGTCATCGGGATTCCTCTCGGGGTGCGCGGTGGCGGCGGTGGCGGGCGGCGGGTTTGGGGTGCTGGCGGCGGTCGGCGCGGGTGTCCTGGCGGCCGAGGACGGTCAGGACCGATCCCCACGCCACGGCCAGGGCATCGAGGGCGAGGACCATGCGGTGGCTCATTCCTCGGCCCCCAGGCTGTACTCGGTGGCCACGGCGTCGGTGGCAGCCTGTTCGATCAGCGCGTATGCGATCGGGTCCTCATCAGCTATCCGGTCCTCGGCTGCGGCAGCCTCCAGCTCGCTGATGCGGTCCCGCAGCACGGCCTGCTCGGCCGGAGTGATGAGCCACCCGGCGGCGTCGAGGAGGCTCATGGCCTGCGACAGCGGGTCATACAGCGGGTTGGGGCATTCGATCAGCGACTCGTTGACCAGGCGCAGCGCGGCCTGTGCACGGTTCGACATGCTCATCGCTGCACCGCCTCAAGGACGTCGTGCGTGGCGGGCTCGTCGACGGCAGCCACGGCCATGACCCGCACCTGCACCGGCTCGCTGCAGGGCCGCTGGGTGGTGGTGTGCAGGACCCACGTCTGCACGCCGCAGAACTCGGTGCTCACGCGGATGTGGCCGCCTGTCGCCTGCAGCCACAGGGACAGGTCATCGACGTCCGTGACGGTGACGTACGCGGCGTCGGGCCGTCCAACGAGTACCGGCGCGGGCAGCCCGGCCCGGTCGATGAGGCACTCGACCGCGAACCGATTGTCGCTGGCCTGCACCCACGCGGGGCGGGTCGGGGCGCTCATTCGGGCACCACCGTGCAGGCCGAGTCCGCGTCGAGGTCGCACACCTGATGCCGCTGCTCGGCGAGCTGGCACTCGCGGTACCAGGCGCCGGACTCGGCGAGCGGCACGTCGATGTAGACCAAGACCGGCACACCCCGCCAGGTGGTAGTCAGCTTGTGTGACCGCCAGGTGAGGCCGCCGAAATCGAACTTGTTCAGCGGGCGGATGCTGCCGCCCAGCGCTTCGGCCCAGGCGCGGATGCTGCCGAAGTCGGTGGCGAACAGGCTGAGTTGGAAGATTCCACCGAAGGTGGCAATGCGCTCCATCTCGGGGAGGTCGGGGTGCTCGGCGCGGAGCCGCTCAAGGGCGGTCGCCGGGGTCTGCGTCATCGCACACCGCCGATCTCACGCACGTTGTCGATGAGGTCGCTCGGCAGAACCGGCAGCGCCATCTGCAACTCCTGCTCAGCCCGCGCCAGGTCCTGGCGGACCTTCCACGCGAAGCTGATGAGCTGCGGCACAACCTGCTCGTGGATCTCCCACCTGGTGGCCAGCGGCCAGAACAAGAGCTCCCACTTCTTGTGCGGCCGGCCAGTCAGCGTGAGGATGCCGCCCTTCATGAGCAACTCCCGCAGTTCGCCGGTGGAGACGTCGAACTGGTGGCGGATGCGGGCGATCGCCGCGGCCTGCTCCCACGACACCGTTGAGGGCTGGGGGTCTCGCGCCTCGGCGTGGCGGGCGGGCGCTTCGCCGCGCGTCCAGTACGCCTCGATGGCATCCGCGGTCTCGTTCTGGAAGGCGACCAGCGCCGGACGGTGGGCGATGGCTACGCGGTTCTCGTTCACGCCGGCCAGCCACATCACGAAGGTGCGGACTGGGGCCGTCGCCATCTCGCGGATCTTGCCGTCCTCGGCAACCATGTCCGCCTGGGTCACAGTTGCCCACGACCGGGTCTTGAGCTTGCGGAGTTGCGTCGAGTAGGCGAGCCCGAGTTCCTCGATCGCAGGCTTCAGTACGACGTGGGGCTGACCGTTGATCAGCGTCGTGTGGATCGAGCCTGCGGAGAGATCGAGTTTCACGACCTCGCGGGGCCCAGTGGATGATGGGGACACGTAGCCCCCTCCTTTCGTCTGGTGTGAGTGGGTTACGGGGGTCGTCGGGTTGCAGCCGGCGGCCCCGCTTCGTTAGGCGGCGGCGCGTTGCGCGAGCCGGTCGTCGGCGGTCTTTGCTTTCAGCCAGGTCAGGACGACGGTGCGTTCGTAGAGGACTTCGCGTCCGATGCGGACCCCGGCCGGGCCTTCGCCGCGGTACCGCATTTGGCGGATGGCGGCGGGTGTCTTACGGATGAGGGCCGCCAGCTCCCTGGTCGTCATGTACGGCGAGGCGGTGCTCGTCTCGCTCATCGTCGGGCTCCGTTCGGTTTCGTTCGAGGTCGGCGATGGTGCATCCGAGGGTGTGGGCGATGCGTGCCATGACCTCGGGTTGGGGGTTGCGTTGTCCGCGTTCGATGCGGGACAGGTGTGTATGTGAGAGGCCGACGGCGTCCGCGAATCTGCGCAGGCCGTAGCCGCCTCGTTCGCGCCGCCGCCGGATGGTTGGTCCGTCGACTTGCACAAGGAGAACGATACTCAACGAAGGCCCAACATGCAATACGACGCATGGCGAAACATAACGAGTCGCGGATGTGTGTATGCGGTGTGATGGCTGGAGGCGGGTGGCGCGATCCCCTATCGCGGAGGGGCGGCCCGTCACCTAATCTGGTGCCCGGCGGTGCCTAGTGGTGCCGCACTGTCATGTCTCGTCAGGTGACGACACCGGTCGATCGGAGGAGAGACCGCACCATGAACCGCGACCCAAAGGCATGGGCACGGCTCGGCCACGCACTCAGGCAGGCCCGTCTCACCGGCGGGCTATCACAAGCAGAGGTGGCCGAGCAGGCCGCAGTCTCCACCGCGAGCGTCCAGACCGCCGAGTCCGGCGTCGTGCCGAAGGCACGGATGCCGTACACCCTCGCGCCCATCGCCCGCGTCCTCGGCTGGCCACCCGGCGCAGTCGAAGCCGTCCTCAACGGCGCCGAACCCCCCGGAGGATGGCAGGACGTGCCGGTGCAGCAGCAGATCGACGCCGAGCACCTCGGGTCGATCATCACCAACGCCATGGTCCGCGCCACCGAACACGCCACCGCCGCCGAGATCCGCGCCGCGACACGCATCGCCCTAGACGAACTACGCCGCCAGGGCCTGATTTCTAAGACAGACGACGTACAACCATGAGCAGCATCAGCAAACAGACAGCGACCGTTTAATCACACAACTATCTTCCGAGGCCCGGAGCCACCGCCCCGGCCGCCTACGGGGGAGACCGCCCAATGCCCACCACACCCACAGTGCTCACCGCCGACCTCGGACCCCACACCGCCGCCTACACCTGCCACATCAACGGCCAGCCCACCGCCGTCATCAACACCGCCGCCACCCACAACACGGCCATGCGCACCCAGGCCGCGCGGGCACTCACCCGCGCCGGCCTCGACGCCGGCCTGATCCTCGGAGCCCTGCATGGGATACATAGCTGACCGCTGGCACAAGTCCCGGCCCACGCCAGGGGATCCGGAGTGCGGTGACCACAAGGGACGCGTCGCCTCAGCCGCGCACGGCAAGGGCAAACGCTGGCAGGCCCGCTACGACGGCCCGGACGGCAAGGAGCGCACCTCCCTGCACGCGACCCGGGCGGAGGCCGACCGGGAGATCGTCAAGCAGGAGAACGCCAAGCTCACCGGCAGCTGGCTCGACCCGAGGGCCGGCCGCGTCACAGTGGAGCGCTTCGCGCTGGACACGTGGCTGCCGGCGCAGCGCATCGGAGCCCGCACGAAGATCGAGTACCTGGGGATAGTCCGCCGCTACCTCATCCCGGAGTGGGGCCCGCGGGAGATCCGCTCCATCAAGCCGTCTGAGGCCGGGGCGTGGCAGCAGCTCTTGACGTCCCGGTACGGACTGACCGGGACCACGCCGAACCGCCTCGCCGTCCACGTGCGGTCGGTTTTCCGGCTCGCGGTCGTCGACCGCGTCATCCCCATCTCGCCGTTCGACGGGATCAAAGCACCTGCCCTGGTCGCATCGGATGTGCACCCGCCGGATATCGCGGAGGTGCGCCAGCTGGTGGCTGCCGCGTATCGCGACCGGTGGCGCGTGATGATCGAGGTGGCCGCGCTGACCGGGCTGCGATCCGGGGAGCTCCGCGGCCTCACCATCGACAAGATCGACTTCCTGCGGCGGGAAGTGCACGTCCACCAGCAAGCGGTGTACGAGGCCGGTTTCGGCATGTACCTCGATGACCTGAAGACGGGCGCCGGCCGGCGGGTGGTACCGCTGCCGCAGCGGGCGGTTGATGTGCTGGCAGCGTATGTGGCGGTGCACCGGCCTGCCGCGGAAGGGCCGTGGGCGGGGCTGGTGTTCACGATGCCAGAGGGCCTGCCCGTGGGGGAGTCGACGCTGGACAGGGCGCTGAAAGGGACATGCCGGCGGGCGTCCGTGCCGGCGCGGCATTGGCACGAGTTGCGGCACCACTACGCGTCGGTGCTGATCGCCGGAGGGGAGAATCCGCGGGTGGTGCAGAAGCGGCTGGGGCACAAGGACGTGGTGACGACGCTGCGGATCTACAGCCATCTGTGGGCTGAAGCTGACGAGCAGACGCGGTCCGTGCTGGACGCTGCGTGGGGCGATTCGGGGGAATCTGCTGGGACAGGCGGAACGGTTCCGGAACCGCGGGGCGGGAAGCTGAGATTTCTGCAGGTCAATGGCTGATGTGTGACATCTGCTTGAGAATATTGCGCATCTTGCGGTTGTACTCGGGCTGTCGCTGGCCGTGTCTGGTGGCGATGGCCCGGTGCTCGGCGCGAGGCTGCTGGCCGTAGAGGTGCATCCGCCGCCATCCCCAGGTGTGTGCTGCAGGCTTTTTCCTCATGAGGGAGACCCTTCGCGTAGAGATTATGTGCAGAGATGTGTCGTGCGGATCTCGCACCGCGACGTCCTCTGTCGCCGCCTCGTGTTCTCGCATGGCTGGTCATCCGGGTTCCCTCGTTCGTCCGGGCTGCACCGGGGCGTCGCCTGGTCCTGGTGCCTGGTGTTCGCCGGTTGGCAGGCCCTGAACGGCGAGGTGCCTGGGTGCGGGAGGATGCAAGCCGAGTACCCTGCGCGGGCTGGACCTCCTGCCACCACACCACGCCGGTGTCCTCGACCGCCACGGTGCGCAGATTCGGGAACCGGGCGACATCCCGGGCCGCCGGCGGAGAC